ACAACGCTTATTCTAATAATGTATTACGTTTTAAAACTTTAACATAATTTTAACACTAAACAGATTTTTTAAGTATTTCAGATAATTCCGTTATTTTAACTGATTTTTTAATTTTTACATCTGGATTGTTCATTATTTCATCTATTAAAGTACCTACTTCATTTAATGCACGAACATAGTAACCACGGCATTTAATATATGCTGGTTTTTCGATGTGTTCCATGTGTTCTAAATCTAAACGGTTTAAAAGAACGTTTTCTTGTGACGGCATTGTGTAATTTGAATTTGCACCCGTATTCACAATTTTTGTTTTTTCAACAGTTTGAGGTGTTACAGAATTCATGTTTGCAGGCACTTGCACCGTTGTGCCTTCTGGGGCAGTTCCTGTCTTAGCAAATTCGATTTTAACTTCTGCAGGTTCAATTTCCGTATTACTCACTTCATTAAATGCTCCCAAAGCGGCTAATTGAGCCTCTAATTTTTTTATCTTAGCGTCTTTTTCGCTTTCAACTAACGCTTGAGCATCTAAAGCCGTTTTGATCGCTTTTCCATTTTCAACAATAATTTTGAAATCTTCATCGCTGGCAGATTCGATTTGAGACGGCAAACAATAAATCGTTCCAATGCTGTAAACCGAACCGTTAAAAGTAAATGGAACTGCAAATAATTCATCGGTACGAAGTTTTATTTTAGCCAATTTAGCACGTTGTTCTGCTTGTTCACGTAATATTTCAGCATTTTCCCATGTTGAAATAATTGTTTTTTGCTCGTCATAAGGATCACGAGTTAATTTTGCTATTATTCCTGTCTCGGAAGAAAACATTTTCTTGAATGCATTTATACATCGAACTCCTAAAGCGTCAACACCGTCTTTGCCGTCTATTGCTGTTGATGCCTTCAAAAGTGTAGCTGCTGTTTTTTTTGCTTTTTCGTAACTTGTTTTATCGGTAATTTTAACAACAGGATTTGCTTTTACAATTTCGAGTTGTTTTTCCTTAAGCCCTACGAGTTCCGAAATACGTTCTGGAGTAAAATTTTCAAACACTTGAACCGAAACTGGTTTTTTTACAGGAACACTTGAAATTGGAGTGTTATCAGAAGCCGGAATAATTTCAGCAGTTACAGTTGGAGTAACTTTATTTTTTGATTTTTCTTGAGTGATTTTATTAATTAAAATATTCCAGTCATCTTCTGAATCATCTGAAACGCTGTTTTGAGTAATGAAAAACCCAAGCCCGTTAAATGATCCGTTTGAAATATCAAACTTAAGTCCTAATGTTACCAACTGACTTATTCTAGTGTCAATATAATCTTCAATTGTGGTTGCTGGTAATGTAATTTTATCAACAGGAATACACAGCTGATTATTTTCCGTTATTTCTAATTCTGTAATCGTTTCAGTTTTACCAGCTTCGGTAAACTGCTCTCTTAATGTTTTTTCTTTCATTTCTTCTTCTTTTAATCCTTGTTCTAATGTTCTGTTAGATGCTTTTAGCATATGCGCTTTTCTTTCTTTCGCTGCAGATATCCATCCATCAATTGATAGATATTGCTGATCAATAGCTCTAAGCGTCATTCTTAGAGTGAATTTACCGGAGTAACCTCCCTGCGTTTTTTCGTATTCATCTAACTTTGAAATCTTGTAATAATCGTGTTTCGGAAATTGTTTTTCCAAATCTACAAAATCCTGATGCTTTAATGAATAATCAGTTTTTATTTCCTCAGAAACAATTCCTAGATCAACTAAAGATAATTTCATCACTTCAACGAACTGTTTAAATGAATGCAGGTCTGAATTATCAGCTCCTAAATCCAAAGAGTTGATCTCATGCCATTTGTCGGTATAAGCAACAAGAATAATTGTTTGGTTCATTATTCCAGACTTTAACAGGTTTGCACATTCGCAAATCGTGCCTTTAAAATTGACTTCTAAAGTTTCGTTGGAAACTGAAAAAGATTTTGGTTTTGATAGTTTGTTCATTTTTTTACTGGTTTTAAATATTGAAGTTTAATTTTTAATCCGTGTTGGATGATTTTAGTGTCACGTGCAATAATTGCCTGTGTAATTTTTTTCTGCCATGGTTTAATTTATTTGTATTTGGTCTTGTACAATTATTTTACAACGAAATTCTAACATGTTTTCTAAATCAGTTTCGGTAAAGTTTACCAATTCTTCTAAATTTTCAATAGGAATATTTCTCAAAAAATCCAAAATAAAAATCCTTTTAGCTACATCTTTACACACATATCCGTCAAAATCATTTTTAAACACTTTTTCTACGCTTTGAAGAATTGTACTCATATTTAATGTTTTTAAATTAATAATAAGCAAATTTAAACATTATTTTTAAATAAACTAATAATTTTTAAATTTTATTTCAGATTGTTTGTATTCTGGCTTTTCTATTGGTTTTTCTTGAATAGGTTCTTCTTTGATTGCTTCTCCAAATATCAAACGAGTATCTATTTTAACCGCATTTGACTTTATATGGCTTCCAAAAGTGGTATTATTAATTTTTTCAGAGCTTTCGACACGTCTTAAAATCGTATGATAATTTCTTGAATACGATGTATTTTCTAAAAACTTACGTATTTTTTCTGAATTGTCCGAAATTATCAAATAAACACCGCTGTTTTTCATCCCCAGACGCTTTAATGTCGAATTAGCCAAATCGGCACTTATACGGCTTGATTCTTCATCAGATATAAAATCTCCTCTCCCTATTATTACAAGTTCTCCTATGGTGCGTTTTACCTTTCCGTAAGGTGTTTCTACTTCGGTATCGCAACCCATTAAGTGATTAATTAATTTAATTTCGTCACGGGATTCATTAGCTAGTTTTTCCTCTGATAAATCCTGTTCAATCATCCATTTTGTTGCACTTTCTAACGATATTTCGCTTTCAGAAGTAAGGCTGTAATATGCGGCTAAAATTATTCCCAACTGATCGCCTGTACGCTGGTTATTCAAGACTATTGAAGCAGCGTTTGAAAACACCTTTGCATTCCTTAGAATTGTAGGTAACAGCCAGACGGAACGGCTTTGAAATCCTTCAATATATTCATCGGTCACCGTTTCGTAGTACATCTTTAATGTTTCAGTCCAACGTTCTTTTTTATCATCCGATAAGTCTGGAAGTATTTCTAAAACAGTTATTCTTGATTGATCCGAACGCTGGTGAATAGCTGAAGCAATACTTGAAAAAGCAAAACACGAACGTATATTAAATTCGGCCGCTACACCTCCGGAGCTACCTTTGATAATTTTACCGCCATCACTTGTGGAACTGGCCCGCATGATATTCAAAACCGCCTGCATTCTTTCGGCTGATTTTTTGTCCTCGCTTTCGGCTTCATCGAATACAACTGGCAAAGCATCGGCTTTTAAAAATTGTCTTATTCCTGCTTCTGTTGTTTCAGATTGTGCATCAACAAACATTTCACGCATGAAGTTTTTTACAAACATTTTTATAATTTCTGATTTTCCAGAACCTGAAGCACCTGTAAGCCATAAATGAGGTCTCCAATTCAATGCTCCGCATAGTGGCGCAATAACTATCCAGCCAGCAAGTAACTTCGCTTCTAAAGGACGTGACCAGTTTAAACGGCTTAACAACTGAACTAATTTATAAGCTTCGTGTTTTTTTAATGGAGTTGTGAGGTTAAAACCAAGTTCTTTTCCTGCTTCATATATAAAATTAGACTTATAGTCTGAAAATCTTTTTGCAACCCCGTTAACAATTAAATGACTTCCGCAATGAATCACAGGAACTTTTTTGTCAATCCATGCTCCACGTCCACGAATCATATTATTGTCGAAAATACCGAGTTTTGAACAGATTGAAATCAAATTATCTGTGATTCTGGCAATATCATATTTCACACCCGAACGCCCATCTTTGCCATAATTCCCCTCCCAATAGTTCAATGGAGCTAATTGTAAAATCGTGGAACCTGAAAAACTTGACGAAGTATAACGAAGTACTGAATTGGTACGATAATTAAAAAAAACGTAAATAGTGCCTCCATTGTTTTCGTGACCAAGACATTTGAAATATGGATTTTTCGGTACATTTTCTACTTCTTCTACTTCTGGAGTAACTGGTTTGAAAACTGGCGGTATAATTTCGGCAGGAGCTTCGAAAACTGGCTTCACAACCTCCATTATTGCAGGTTCTGGAATCTCATTTGGTGCATGTTCCGATACTATCGGAACGTCTGATTTATTCGCCTGCAAATATTCAAGGGCTTCTTCTGGTGTCCAAACAGCGTCTGCAACGTCCCATTTTTTAGGAAACTCAGGACTGTTCTTTATTTGCTTAAAACTAGCTTCGAATAGTTCAGAAATACCTTTTACACGTCGGTATTTTTCGGTTTTCTCATTATATGACCACCCGCCAAACATAGCGTGAAGTCCAGGAACATCATTATCAGCCCAAAGAAATATTTTACGTCCGTGCAACGGTGTCCAATCAGCATTTTTAACCCCATCAGCCCCACCTATCCATGTTGTAACAACGTATTTCGGAAATAATAACTTTGCTGCATCGGCTGTTTTTTCACCTTCAACTAACAGAGCGATTGCGTTATGACGTGATTTTAATTCGTGCAGATTATATAGTAAACGAGGTGTATCAAGTCCACGCCAAGCCCATTGAGTTTTTTTGCCGTTTGATTTATAACTGTATGGAATAACGTCTTTTTTACCGTCTGACAAGTCGAAACGACAAACGAACGAAATAACATTTCCGTTCATATCATGGTAAGCCCAAGCATTAGAAGGATTACCGTAATCTTTGAAAGTGAGTTTTAACGGGTCAGGCAAATTATTTTGGTCAGGAATAGCATTTATCCAAACTGGTTCTTTTATTTTAGGCTCGTGTGAAGCAATAGAAACAATAGAATTGTTTTGAATCAACTTCATCGATTCTGGTTTCGTATATCCTTGCAATTCAAAAAAATCAACAACATCACCACCAGCACCGCAAGCAAAGCACTTGAATTTTTGCTTAACGGGATTTACTTTCAAAGAGGCGTGATCGTCTGCGTGAAAAATACAGTTTCCAACCATTTCTGGACCTTGTTTTTTCAACTGAATATGCTGACTTATTACCTCTTCAATTCGATAGTTTGATTTAATTTCTTGGATAGTCATTTGATAGCTTTTTGATAGGAGGGGTAAATTTAGGTTATTTTTATTATTTATAGCAGGATATTATTTTCATCCCTACATATAATTCCTTTACCTCCTAATTTTTTTACCATATCCAAGAAATTAATTTGATTTTCCTGAACACGTCCTGAAGGTAATTTAACTTCGATTGCTACAAAGCAGGCTACTTCAGTCCCTACCATTTCAGGGGTTATTTTTATCGCCTTCAAGCCGATAAGGTCGGAACTTCCGGGACATAAACCAGCATCGAAATAGCGGGCTTGTTGTACTAAAACGTCGCCAGCTTTTACGTTCACCGTTTGCGGGCTGTTAAACATTTTAGAAGCTCCAATCCAGCATTTGCCAGAATTATTTCTAAATATCCTAATTTTTGGGTCTGCACCTAGTTTTAGCATTATTTTGCGGACTAGGTTTGTTTCTTGGCTATTGCTCATTGCTTTCTGAATTTGGTAATTCTAACAATCCTCTAAACGTATCGTGTCCGCATTTAGGACAGGTTAATACACTTTCATTTGACGAAATTCTTTTCGAAACCTGTTGTTCTGTAGTGCCTTGCCATTTGCATTTTATAGAATCGCATTCGTAGGCTTTTGGCTCTTCTCTGAATTTTGTATATTTTCTTTTCATGTGAAAATTTTTTTATTGAATATTATAAATTGAAGGCAATTGAAAAATTTCTTCTGGAGTTTCGGTAACGAAAACATCATTTTTATCCGAGAATCGTATAACAGTCACATTTCCTCTTGAAGACTGCCAAATGCTTGTGGCTAAATCTAAATTTACATAAATAGACTTGCCGTCCTTGCTAGTTAGTTTCTTTGTATTCATTTGATAAATTTTTTATTGATTATTAAATAGATTAAAATTCCTGCCATTATTGCAATTATCCAAACAGGATTATCAATTGATACGCTGTCAATTATATCGTTGCAATGCGGGTTTCTTGGAGGGCATGGTGCGTTTGGGTTTCTCGTAAAAATCATAATCATTTATTTAAAACGGACAATGTTCTTCGTGATCTGGCGGTAATTCTGTAACATGTTTATCATGGTCGTGATACTTTCGGATATTAGCCATATTTGTGATAAGTTGGATATTTCCAATGTGGTACCCTTCCCAGTTTCGTATTCTGTCAACTGTGCAATTTTTTCCACGGTAACCACGTTTAATGATATATCCTTTTTCTTGGCACCATTCCCGAAACTGCTCCAGCGTGATGGTGAAATTTTTGCAACGTCTTAATGCATTGCCTCTAAAATTCACATATCTATCATAAACAGGATCAATAATGCGCCTGTGAATGTGATAATGTTTGTGACATAATCCACGCTTTTTAGCACATGGTTTTGATTTGCAATGATAAGCGCAACAATAACGACCTTCTATTTTCTTAGCTTCTGAAATTTTGAATTCCAGTTTTTTAGGAGTGAACATGATTACAGTTTAAAAACTCCTAGTTGATATAATTTATAAACCAAATCGGCTTCATAAAATGCGTCATCAGCTCCACGGTGTTGCTCTACATATCCAGTTTCTCCAAAAAAATGTTTATGAGCTTCTTCAAAGTTGGGCCATTTATAACCAGCGTATCCGTTACGATTTGGAATTTTGCAAATGTCAGTAGATAGCTTCATTGGGCAGGCTAATTTTTTTGGAAAAATAAAACCTCTGTCTTCCATAAAACCGAAATCAAATGCGTTGTTATACGCGGTTGCTCCTGCTGGATATTTATCCAAAACCGCTTGAATTGTAGGTTTTAAATGAATTAACTGTTTTGATTTTTGAATTGCCTCCAATGTTATTGTTGAATTTTTCACAATCCAAGAATCTTCAACTTCTTTTCGTGTTATCGGTCTTTCGTGACACAATTCATTGAAGAGTATTTTTTTTGCACCTGTTTCCAAGTTCAAGCCAACAATACCGACTTCGATTATTTTTCCACCGCTTTGAAGGAAGCCTGTTGTTTCTAAATCTATTACTAAAATTCTGCTCATAACTATTTTTTAATTAAATTTTCTCTAATAAAATTCACTTCGTCTAGATGAAGTTTTTTGTCGCATCGAATTAATTCACCTACTATTTTAAATTCAACTTCCCATCCGTTATCACGGAATATGAAGTATGTGTCTTGGAAATCTATTTTTGCAGTGTAAATCACAACATTTAATTTTAAGCAAATATAAACATTAAATTTAAATATTTACTATAATTTAAATTTATTTTTAAAAATCTAAATCTTCATCAAATTCTCCTGCTGGAACTTCTTCAAATTGAATTTCTTGCTCTTGTTGTATTCTCAGTTTTTCCAGTCGCTCATTTTCTATTCTAATACGTTCCAATTCCAACTTTTCAGCTTTCTTTTCACGGGAGGTAAAAATAGCGTTTGCCCAACCTGGTTTATAACCTCTTTCGGCAGCTAATTTTTTTAAGTCTTCCAACGTTTCGGTTTTACCCTGTTCCTTACGTTTTTCTTTACGAATTAAAGTTTCTGCCGTAATCTCTTGCAGGTCGCCATCAATTTGTTTAGGAGTAGTATCACGTTTTTTATTCACGTGTCCGCACATTGGACAAACTGGAGCCGGTTCGTAAACAGCAAAACAACTTTCACACATATCGACTTTAACGGCGATTTCTTGGTTTTTCTTGCCTCGTTTTTTTGTTTCACCTTCTAATGTCCATTCCTGTACATCGTATGGCAAGCCATGGCGTTCTGTGTTTCCTACGTGGTCTAGAATGAATGCGTATGGCTTTTCACTTGCTGCAATAGATGCTAAACGCCCTTCTTTGGTTTCAAGATCAAAACCAGGTGCGTAAACAGGACGTAACACACGACCTCGCTGTTGAAAATTCAATCCCTTACTTTGGGTTGGACGTAATTCGATTGCTGTTGTAGCTCTTGGAATATCCGTTCCTTCGCCGATAAGGTCACATGAAGTCAATCCGTCAACTGATCCGTTAGTAAGTCCGTCAATAAGTTGTTTTCGCAAAACATCATCGGTATTGCCGTCAATGGAGTAAAAACGATAGCCAAAATTTCTAAACTCCTGTGCTACGTGTTCAGCATGAGCTACGGACACACAAAAAACTATTGCAGGTGCGTTTGGACATAATTTACGATAATGAGCAACAGCTGAACCAATAATTTTTGGCTTATCGACTAAATTCGATAAATCGTTTTTATTAAAATCCCCCATGCTTGTGTGAACATCTGATAAATCAAGTTTATCAGGAGTTCCAAAAATACGAGGTCTGACTAAAAATCCTTCGTCCATTAGCCATGGCATATTTTGTCCTTCAATCAATTCGTCAAATAATCCACCGCATTTTCTGCCTAATCCCTGACCGTCTGAACGAATTGGAGTAGCCGTAACTCCAAGCGAATAAGCCTCCGGAAAATATTCAATAATTTTCCTCCAGCTTCCAGCCGTGGCGTGGTGAGCCTCGTCAATTATTATTGTATCTGGTTCCCAATTAACAGCAGTCAGATAGTGCAGTCGTTTAATTATTGTCTGCACGCTTGCTACTTGTACATTTGCGTTAAAGTTTGGTGTATAAGCGGGGTTTATCATTCCGTGTTCAACGTCAAACCGATTTAAAGCTGCCGATGTTTGGCGCAATAATTCAACACGATGTACAAGTATTAACACTCGTTTTTTTTTAAGTGACGATTGTTGCGCTATGTAAGTGAATATTACAGTTTTTCCTTACCCACCGCCCGTCGGAAGTACTAATAAGACGGATTTAATCGTTTTAAAAGCATTCCTAAGGGCGGCGACAGCTGTTTTTTGATAGTTTCTTAGATTTAACGACATAATTTATCTCTCATGTGTTTTATGTTATAAATTGTCGTTTTATCCCTGTTTTTATAGATGCCGTTATCAAAAGCATGATTCATGTTTTCGGTATTAGTCATCCATTCCAAATTAGATGGCTTATTGTCTGTTTTTATACAATTTTTATGATTTACTGTTTCTTTGTTTTCCGGATTTTCTACGAAAGTTTTAGCAATAAGTACATGCAATCGTTTAGTATATTTCTTTGACTTAACAGATAAATATACTTTGAAGTACCCTTTCTTATCTATAGAATGTTTAAGTATGGTTTGCGAAAAATAAGCAACACGACCATCTTTATAAATTGTAGGCGATAGTTTTCTTCTAATCCTTCCTAAATCCGAAACTTCATAGTTATTCTCGAACCCGAAGCACGGGAACCAATTTTCTTCTTCTTTTTGCATGTTATTTAGATTGATAGGTTCTGAGTTGTAGCATATTTTTTTACACTGCTTGTTTTTCGCTAAGTACTTCGATAGCCAAATTTATTTTAGCTAATGTTTTGAAGGCTTTCGGGTCTTCTTTCCAGTTTTGAACAGTAGTTTGAGGCACTTTCGCCTCTCTTAGTACATCATAGATGTTTAATCCTAGATTTTCGCATTTTTCACGAATAATTTCAATCTGTGTTTTTGCTTCCATTTATATAGTGTTTTAATGTTATTGCAAATATAAACATTAAATTTAATTAAAAAAGTTTTTTTATTCGAAAAGTTTGTTATAGGTTTGCAGAACATAATCATAAAAATATATCGAAATGAGCGCATTTAAAGAATTTGAAGGAATGACGTTAGAAGGCTCTACTATAGAGCAACGTCACGAGATTTACAAATTGTTGTTTAAAAAAAAACTGATTTACAATCAGCAAGACATGGAAACAGAATTGCTTTGTCTAAACAAAATGTCTTTTTACATGCTTCCTGAGAATGAAGGATTTATTCCAGATCATTTTCTTAAATCGAATGACTGCATAAACATTCCATTCGAAGAATTTAAAACTCGTTTATCTGAATTATAATGACTAACGAGCAATACCACTCCGATACGTCCAGTATTTCAAAATCAGGCTTAGACAAAATAGAATCTAGCCCATTAGACTACTGGTGGCATTATTTACGTCCTGAACGTGAACTCAAAGAACCGACCAAAGCGATGTTATTTGGAACAGCTGTGCATTATGCAGTTTTAGAGCCAAACGAATTTCAAAAAACTTATGTTCCGATGCCTGCAATTGATAAGCGTACAACTATCGGCAAGGCAGAATTCGCATCGTTAACAGCAATGTGCGAAGCGAATAATCAGACGCTTATAGATGTAGCCGATTACGACCTCGTTAGACGTATGCGTGATGCTATTTTTAAACATCCAACGGCAAAATTATTGTTTCAAAACGGTTTAGCCGAACAAACATTTAAGTTTCAAGAACCGAATACGGGTGCGAATTGCAAAATACGTCCTGATTGGCTGGATAATAATTCAGGTTTAGTTGTGGATTTAAAAACAACCGAAGACGCAACTCCAAACGGTTTTGGAAAATCGGCTTGGGAATACAAATACTATAAACAAGACCCGTTTTACCTTGACGGTTTGGAGGCGGTTGGAAATGACCGTTCTGGATTTGTTTTCGTTAATATCGAAAAAACAGAACCTTTCAAGATCGGTATTCATTACTTGGACGGTAAAAGCCGACAATTAGGGCGTGACGAATATTTGCGTAATTGTGAAACGTACGTTAAATGTCTGGAAACTGGCATTTGGAAAGGTTACGACGAAAAAATAAGTGAAGTATCATTGCCTGCATGGGCATTTAATAGGTAGGTTATGGAGATTAAAGAAAATAATTTATCCAAGAAGCAAACTGAATTTATAGAAGCAGGATTAAATGGCGATAATATATTTTTGACAGGAAAAGCAGGTACTGGAAAGTCGTTTGTTACCAAAGAATTAATACGATTATTGACTAAACAGCGTAAAAACGTAGTTGCCTTAGCTCCTACAGGAATTGCAGCTAATAACGTAGGAGGCGCAACAATTCATTCAACTTTTTCATTACCTCCTTTCGGGGTGCTAACGTTTAAAGAATGTAATTTTGTCAAGCCTTCAAAAAGAAAACTATTCGATATAATTGACACCATTTTAATAGACGAGGTGTCAATGTTGCGACCTGATATTTTGGACGGCATACATTGGACTTTAATTAAAAACGGTTGCAAAGATTTAACACAAATTCAAATTATATTTATTGGCGACATGGCGCAACTTGGAATTGTTGCCGATGATAATATGGTTTCGGTAATGCTTAAAGAATACGGAGGCACTACATTTGATTTTGCTAATATTTATAAAAAAATAAATGTAGTTAAAATTGAACTTGACGAAGTTTTGAGACAATCTGATAATGAATTTATTGAAAATTTAAACATTGTCAGAAACGGCAAAAAAGCGGAGTATTTCAGAAAATTTGTAAAAGATGAAGCTAACGGAATTGTACTAGCTCCGCACAACGCTACAGTTGAAAGATATAATTTTCAAGGGCTAAATTCATTAGAAGGAGAAAAACACGTTTTTACAGCTGAAATTGAAGGCAATTTAAAGACGACTGACTTCAATCTTGATCCAGTAATAACCGTTAAGGACGGTTCAAAAATAATGTATTTGGCCAATAGTAAAAACAATCCTCTTGTAAACGGAACTCTAGGAACTTTTATAGTAAATGAAGGAAAATATTTCATCGAGGTAAAAGGCGAACATTACGCTTTAGAACAAAAAAAGTTTTCCAAAAAAGATTATGTGTTTAATGAGGAATTAGGAATGTTGGAATTAAAAGATTTGGGGTCAATTACCCAGTATCCAATAAAACTAGCCTACGCACTTACGATTCACAAATCGCAAGGACTTACATTTGACGAAGTAACAGTTGATTTAACCTTGCCTTGTTTTGCAAAGGGACAGATGTACGTTGCTTTGAGTAGGGTAACAAAACCAGAAGGTTTAACCATAATAACTAAAAAACAATAATTTAATTTCTAACGGTGGCGACCAACGCAAAATATTATGGCAGAAATAAACGTAATTGGAAAAGTGAAATTCGTAGGACAGACAATCGATGTCGGCACGTCTGGATTTCAAAAAAGAGAATTGGTTGTTACTACAGATGAGCAGTATCCACAGCACATTTTAATCAATTTTGTGCAGGATAAGTGTAATTTATTAGCGACAACCAAGATTGGCGACCAAGTGAATGTGTCAATTAATTTGAAAGGTCGTGAATGGGCTAATCCACAAGGCGAAACGAAATATTTTAACGATATTCAAGGATGGAGACTATCTTTTATTCAGCAAGCACCCGTGCAACAACAGCCAGCACCAGCGCAACCAACGATGCCCGTAAATCAGTCTACGAGTAATTTTAGTCCTGCCGCTAATTTTAGCGAAGAAGAAGCTGACGATTTACCATTTTAATCAAAAACACAATTAATAATTAAAAAACTTATCACATGAGTAACGAAATGGCAGTATTAAACGAATCGCAAGGCGTTTCCGTATTTAACAGTATGGATGCTTTCCAACAGGCACAAAGAATGGTCGTCCCATTAATGCAATCAACTATGGTTCCTGAAATTTACCGAGGCAGTGCAGCTAATTGCATGGTCGCAATGGAAATGTCGCACCGGGTTAAAATATCGGTTTTAGAGGTTATGCAAAACATGCAAATCGTAAAGGGAAATGTAGGCTGGAAATCTGAATACGTGATCAACAAAGTCAATGCATCAGGATTTTTTGAAGATGCTTTGGAATTTGTTTTTTCCGATGATAGAGAATCATGTTATGCGATTGCTACAAGAAAATCCAACGGCAAGCAATTAAGAGGCACGATGGTAACTATGGTCATGGCTAAAGCTGAAGGATGGCTGGATAAAAACGGTTCTAAGTGGAAAACTATGCCGGAACAAATGCTTATGTACCGTGCAGCAACTTTCTTTTGTCGTGTGTTTTGCCCCGAAGTGCTTGCAGGTGTTCAAACTTCGGATGAAATCATTGACATTGGTTATGTTGAGCCTACAAGCAATTCAGCTGTAGAAAAAATCAACAATACGGTAGTAAACGAGCCGATTGTTTACGAAACTTTTTCAGAAGTAGCCGAAACTGATACAGAAGCGACTCCAGAAACTTCTAAAACAGAAATTATTGAAGACGACGACGATTTTTAAAAATAAAAAACTTTAATCATAAAAAATACAAACGATGTCAAGAATAACAAAACAGATTGCAGAAGACGTAGCGGTTAAGTTAACCGAAAAACAAGCATTAGAAATCAAAGAGCTTCAAAAGGATATGAAGCAAAAATTTACAGAAATTTATCTTAAAACAGTTCCTAAAGAGATTTTAGATTTATTTGGAAAATATCCTAAATATTTTGAAAAACGTTCTAGTTTTCAAATCTCAGGCAATGGATTTCAATACCAGCAATTGCATACAGATAAAGATTATCCGTCAAGTCAATATTCTTATTCTCTTAAAGAAAAAGATGCTTCTTTAATGCTTGGATTAATGAATACTTTGGATGATAAAAAAAATGAATTGTCTAAACTTAAAAAAGAAGTTGCTAATTTGCTTTTTAACCTCAGAACCTATTCTAAGGTAAATTCAGAATTTCCAGAGGCAAGTCCGTTTTTACCAAAATCAGTATCAACTGCTTTGATGGTAAATATTTCTGATTTGCGGGAAAAATTAAAATAAAAAACCTATCTTTACAATCGATAGGTTTTGGATATTTTTTGATTATGTAATTAAACACGTTTTCGGGCGTGTTTTTTTATGCGTAAAAAAACCGATATTAAATATCGGTTTCTGAAAATTTAAAATCATCCAATCGGTTTAACCAGCCTTTTAAGAATCGCTTTTGTTTTGGATTGTTTCTCACTACGTCGTGAAAAAACTTTTTTCTAGCTTCAAAAATTTCATTGAACAGTTTTTTTTGATCCACCAAATTAACCGCTGTCAAAGTCTGATTCCCAACTACGCCGTCTTCTTTTAATTTCAATACTCTTTGAGGTATTTTTATGCCCCAAGAGCCAGAAGTAAACACCCAATCAACAAGTAAGTTTGCAATTGATTGATTAATAATCCTGTTAGCTTGCCAACGGTTCCAATACACTTTCAAAACACAGGCAAAATCACGTTCGTCAAGCAAACGAATGTCGGCAACATCAATATCACCGTCACCGTCTTTATCGTAACCGATTTGCTTCCATGTGCCAATGGTTATTCCCATGTTAGTAGCCCCGCCTTTGTCGGTTGGGTCGTTTACAAATCCTGCTTCCCACTTCGCCACGATAGGCGATAATTTTTCTATTTTTGCCATAATATTAGTCTAATGAGATTACATCGAAATGAAGTCTTAAGTTTTGAGTAGCGTTTGCCGTTTCTTCTAGTATCACGTCAAATTGAGTTCCTGATATTGGTTTAAACAGGATAGGAAGCAAACTATTGTCTGTATCAAAAGTTCCCAGACTTTGAATAGCAGGAGGCAGCACTTTGTAATTAGTATTGCCCATGTCGTTGTCCATTGTTATTCTTATTACTTCAGACATAAGAAGATCTTGTGTTATTATAGCAGCTGTAAAGTCACCGCTAACAGAATAATTATGTCCAACTGTATGGGTGTTTATATCGACTCCTGTTATGTATCCGCTGTTCTGCGGTATAGATTTTAATAACTTGTCATATAACCATTTTGTGCGATTACCAAGCAATCTGGCTTGCTCATTTGAAATACCGCCTGCGCCCGCCTCTACAGAATCTGTAGTTTCTAATTGATAAATACCGCTTTCCCATTGTGATAATTCTGTTAAATTTGCCATGTTTTTAGAATGAAATTGTCCAACTTCCGTTCAAGATTATGTCTGAATTTTTATCAATTAAAGCACGTGTTTTACGGGCGAAAAGAGTATTATCGGTACATAAGATTCCAACTTCACGAATACCCAAACCGTTGCCCTCAGAAGCTCCCAACGTCCACGCAAAACTAACACTAGAGATTGTCGGATATGTTACCGCCCCAAGTGTTTTAGTAAAAGCTCCTGTTATTGCTGTATCGCTCCCCGCTGGTGCAGTTCCGTTTGTTCCGAATGAAATTTTTGTTAATTGCTTTCCTGAAGTTCCTGCTCCAAGTAAGTTAGTTACTGCAGTACGTCCACTATTAACGACTAAATTATTATCGGTGTAGGTTTCTAAGATTTCGCCTGTTTTGGCGCAAATTTTTTCGAGATAGAAAACGCCTTTTATTTGTAATTTTTCCATAGGTTATGCTATATTAATAATTAATGTGTCGTTTGATTCAATGTATTTTTTCGAACCGTCATAATTGTATGTGCCATCGTAGAAAAATGATTTATAACCCAAATCTTCTTCCATTGCAGGCGAATCATAAATTATGTTCAGTTCGTCGAATAATTGATCTAAAGTGTCAAAGATACCAATTGTATATGAAATTCCTTCAAGATAGGAACGAACATTTTTGTATTCACGAATTAACTTAGCTAAATTTGATTGTGAAACACCATCCAATCCAACTGTATCGCCTAATTCGGAATCAATAGAAAATCTAGCCCAATCGATTAATGGATTTCCCATGTCAATACCTTCATTCAAAATAGCGTCCGTGTAACCGCAAATGCGCATTGCTTCACGAATAGCATAAACAGTACCCATGTAACGTTTTAACTCAATAGCTCTTTTTATAATTTCTCTACGTTGTGCGTCATTTGTAGCTACACCGTATCCCACAAATCCTTCAACATCGAATTGACGTGCTAAAGTAGGTAATGCCGAAGCCGAAACGCTATCGATCACATAAACCAAAAGAGCTTCTAATTCAATCGAATTCATACGTGCTGCGACCATGGCGTCAAACGCTGCTAAATGCGGGACGCCTGCAATTGAATCGGCTAAAATATTTTCGTTAGTTTGGCTCATTATCCTACGTTTGTTCCGGTTACGGTCACATTAATAGCTGTTATATTTGCAAATTGCGTTTCGGTTATCACCAAATCGGCTGCAGGCACGGTTACGTTTGCTTTGTAAACACCATCAATCATACACAACGCTTTAATTTGGTCAATAACAATGTCCTGCCCAAGCAATTTTCTTCTTCCATCTCGAAACGCTTCTAAATTCGCCTGCACAATTGGTAAAATATCGCTCTGAACTGCTCCATCATATAAAATCAATCCAACTGTTATAGCGGTATCAACTGCCGTTGGCGAAGTTGCTATAACCGTATCGGTTAACGGACGGATTCTATCAGAATTCAATACAGTCTCTACAGCCTCCAATATTTCAATTGGCGTTGTTGCTAAATTTGCCATTAAAGGAAATATTTCAACAGTTCCAGGAATTGGATTTGTTACAGCAACATCAATTATTAGCGGCGAAGTCGATTTTGTCCAAAATTCGTATGCTTTGTAACTTCCAGCATTTGAAAATGCTGAAGGTGCTAATTTTATTCTGTCTCTTAATTGCTCATCTGTTTCTTCATCAGAACCGCCAGCAGTAACCGAAGTATTTGAAGCAGTTGCTAAATATGGTTGTGGATCAAGAATCACTGATACTGTGCCAATAGCATAATCGTTTGATGCCTTGCCAGCCGTTTGAGCGATAAATGTTGCTGAAACCGTATCAACTCCTGTTAAAACAGCCTTGTCTTCCACAAGCTCAAAAACAGCCCTTCCATCGGTAGAATTCACCCTTAATCCAGCAGGAATCACGACATCACCGTGTCCTGAAACCAGAGTTAATAATAATGTTGTTTGAGCCAAAGCAGCGGGTAAGCGAACTACACCTACCAAAACGCCTAAATTATCTAACATTGGAAACCTAGCGTAGTCAACAAGATTTTGCAAAGACGCATCCTGTATCTGATTTCTAAGTAACAATTCACGATACGCAAACGCATTGATTAAGAGCGTTTCTACTTGGGCAGGCTCTAAAGTCTTCCCAGTGCGTAACTCATAATCAGCAATCATTTCATTAATGATTGTCGTTGCGTCTCTAGCTATAAAATTAGGTATCGGTAGTGCCATTTTTATTTTTTATCTTTTTCGAATAGTTTGTGAAGTTTTTTCTCTCCTTGTTTTATAGACTTCATAATATTGCTTATTGTGTTTTCTAAACAATATTTTTCCTTTTTAATGTCTGTATTTAAAATAGTATCACACATTTATCTGTCTTTTTTCAACTCTATCATATTTGATACAAATTGATTATAAGAATTATTCATTTTTACAAGAACCTCATTAGACGATTTCATGTATTCCTTAAACTCAGTATTTAATATTTTGTATTCTCTAAATAAAAAAACAATTACTGCGCTTAAAGCGATAATACCTACCAATAAAGCCCCGCTTAGAGTAGCATCATTAGAAGTTAGTATATGATTCATGTCGGGGGTCTGTAAAAATATCATCTATTCAATTTCTTTTTATAAAATTACGGAAAATATTACAACTTCATACCAAGTATTATAATATTTTGGGTAATAAAAGCCAAAGATATTCACAATGTTTGATAAAATCAATCCAAAAGGTAGTAATTTAGTAAGTAAACAGTATCTACCATACCAAAAAACATAAAGAAAAAGTATGTCTGTTGCCAAAGAATAACCGCCAATATTTCCCCAAACCACATAGTTTAAATCAAATATAATAGACAAAAAACTTACTCCCATTAAAAATATAGGGAGTAAGTAAATTGTTTCTTTTAAAAAGAATCTCACGGCTTAGGGTTTTTTATTCCGCCACCTCCTATTTTTGGTTCTAGTGGTGCTTCGGCTGATGCTTGCTTCGGCACAGGAACTAAGGATCGAGAAAAAGCATTCCAAATTAATCCCAGTATAAGCATAACTTTTGTTGCTTTTGGCGAAACACCTAATTCAGCCAATAGTCCTGAGTTTTCAGCAAAAACGCCATATAGCACATCAAAGAAAGACCCTAATGTTATAATCCATGTAATAATTCTTGTTTTCATTTTATATTTGTTTTAAATTGTTAATCTGTTAAAATCCAATCAAAAGCAACCGCTCCTGTTAATCCAGCTAAATAAACAACATCGAATGTAGTTGTAGTTTTATTGTTTATGTAAAACAAAGCGCAGGATAAAACATTTGAAGGTGTTGCGGTAACTTTATATGTGTTATTAGGTCGTGTTGATCCGATTGTTACTGTGAAAACAGTTGTTGCTGTTCCTGTAGTCGACACACTGCTTGATACTACATTTTTAATTGGACTTGTCACTCCTTTCAAATTTACTAATTCCGCTAAGCTTGGATATGTTGCGGTATCTGCCGAGATTATATTTCTAGATGCGTCGAATAAAGCAATTCGTGAAGCTGTTTGCCCTGATACGTTGAGTGCGGGAGTTGTTGCCTTTGTTGAAAAAACCGCATTTCCAGAAAAATCAAAAGAAACTACTTTTAAAGCCCCTAGTACTAGTGATAACGAGGGGCTATTTGAAAATGCGTTAGTGCTCTCGACTATCAGCCCGCCACTCTTCAAAGACTCTGTGTTATTTGACTCATTTGATAACTTAAACATCATACCCAGTCTCCTAAGCACCGCAGTAGCATCATTGTTGGGTGCTTTAAAAACTATTACATTCTCATAAGTTCCGTTTGTGGCTGTTATTGGAGAAAACGAGCATACGGGTAAAACGTTGGAAAAAAAAGTAGTTCCGTTGAAAATTGAACTCCTTGCAGACGAACCGATAGACAAACCTACTTCTGGGTTTATACCTGTTTTTCTCCATTTATCAATGCCATGTCCTGTAGCTATTTTTTGCCACCCTGTGTAATCTGAAGGTAATGAGGTGTCAATGCTTATATGTCCAATTGGTAAAGCATCCTCTGTGTCAAAATTAGAAATTCTGCCACTAATCAGGTTATCAAAACCCGATGAGCTTATTTTATTGCCTGACGAATATATTAAGTTTCCGTAAACAAACGTAGCGGTATTTTGATTGTTGTTATTAGTCGCTGTTATACTTCCTGTACTTGTGTTGGAAATACATCTGCCAGTCGTTATGTTAAATCTGTTACCTTCGACATATACTACGGGCGAAGCTGTGTTTATATCTAAACCATAGCAAGCAGTCGAGGTGTTTTCAATAACATTATTTTTTACGTTGTAATTGCCGTTAGCGGTTACGTCAATACCTGTATCACCGCAATATATTGTGTTATTTATAATATCTTTACAATTTAAAAACCCTCTTCCTAGTGGATTAGTTATAATATTACCCGACACTTTACCAGAAATTGCTCCGCCATAATTGAATTTACCGCTGATGTTGTTCGATTGTACAATTGTAAATCCTGAAAACCCATAATTTATATTAACACTTCCGTTATTATATATATTATTACCTAAAAGGTTTACATTTTCAGAATTAGCATTTAAAGTTGCTTTAAAAACAGTTGATGTACCCGTAGAGGTTACTTTCGCCCTAATAACATTTCCTGAAATATTAACATTTTTTACCGTGCTTATAACATCTGTGCTAACACCAACTTGAATAAGCGAATTTAGGAAATTATCAGCTATAAAAGTATTATTTGATATATTTACGTTTTCAGTTATAGCTAAAGCACTGCTGTTTGTCTCATCTCCAAAGACAGATAGTCCAACGCTTACAGAATAATCATCAAATTTAAAGGAGTTCGATATTACATTCACATTTGATAACTTACCTAAAGATCCCCATATAGCCACTACTTCATCGTTACATTTTTTTCTGAAATTGTTTCCAATTATATTAACCGCATAACAATCATTAGAAGCTAGTGCACCGTTAGCCGCTCTATTTCTGAGCCAAATACACCCGCCTATAGTTGTATTTGTTGTATTTTCAAATGTGTTGTTAGTAATATTCACATTATTATAACAGGCATACAAATCCAAATTATTGCCAAATATAGACCCATTTATATATGATTCACATTCGCTTATTGTTAAGTTGTTAATATTTGCAAACCCTAAAATTGTATAATTTATACTTGGTAATGTTATGGTTTGAGTAAATTTAATACCTTTTATGATAATTGACGTATCAGGATTTGAGTAAGTGGTAGAGAATTTTTCATTATAAATAGCAAATTCATTGCTTGGCGAAGTAGCTCCTTTTACAAAAGTATTATTTATTATAATTTCAGACCCTTTAACGCCAATATAACTAGTATTGCTTTTTAATACTAATTTAGATTTTATCAAGTATCTTTTAGTAAAAACCAAATTTTTATTTGTCGCTACGGAAATAGCCGAATTAATAGCGGATGCGTCGTCTGTAACGGCATCTCCTATCGCTCCGAACCATTCTGGGTAAATATTGCCGTTAACTACTCTTTTAATTCTCTTTCCGTCAGCCGTAACCAATACAGTTCCTGTATTATCCGCGCTAGTAGTATCTGTTGCGTCATAATACCAAAAACCTTCTTGATTTATGTTGGTTGTATAAAAACTAATATTAGGTAAAATTCCCGTCAAAGCTCTTATTTGAGCAATGGTTCTTTTATAAACAGTACCTCCGCTAATAGCGTCAATTGTCGGATATTTTACGCCTGTGCCGTCTGTAACTAAAGAATCTTGTTTGTTTGCTGTGTTTTCTTTTAAATCTAAAGCTGTTTGTGTTGAGGTAGATACTGGCATAGAAGATGCAGGACGCATTTTTACAAACAAGTCCGAACCATCGTAAACTAAAACGCTGTCCTCTACTGCTCCAGCAGGCGGGACTTTTAAAAGTTTTACGTAATTTAAATTATTTGAAGGCGTGAATTGAGCATTTGCCGAAATACCTACAAACAATAAGGTTAAAAATAAAAATAGTTTTTTCATAAAATGTATTAAATTAGTTAAAAAAAAAATTAAGGTATTAAAGCTATTCCATAAGATGATAATATTTCGTAATTAGCAATATCTTGATCATCTCCAAATATAATGTATCTTCCAGTTTCCATAAATTCGGTATGGTCGGCATTCCATCCTTGACAAATGTCTCCTAATTGTATTTCAATAGCCGTGTTTTTTGTTCCATTAAACCAGCCTTTGTGTTTAATGGTTATTTCATCGGCTTGTGGGCTTGATGCAGCAGTATTAAATTTTGCAAAATCTTCTTTGGATAAATAACCGTCTTGAATCTCTGTAGCTAAACTAATTGAAAATTGATTTGTAAAATTATTATACATTAATGGCAGAACAGCCGAAACGCCTGACGGCTCGGTTACAACGATAGCAACGTTTAAGGCTGTTAAAACAGTACGCATTCTATCAGGGTTAACAAACCCCGTGTTATTATCGATTATTAACGAATTTATTAAATTCTGTCTTTCCGTTGGTGTAGCCATATCTATATTTTAAGAAAATCCGAAATCAAAACCACCGCTAAATGCCCGCCCCATAACCGAAGGATCAATCTGTTTTTGTCTATCGATGAAGAATAAAATTTGGGTAATTTCCCCGCTTTCCAATAATTCAGCAGTCAGTTCGAAATCAATTTTGCTCCCCGTAATGTTATATGTCAATTCTTTTATCCTCACTCTTGGTTCCCACTTTCCTATTGAATCAATTACTTCAGCAGAAATATTGGCCACTGCTGTATTAACTGGATTATCAATAAATTGCCAAATATCGGAACCGAATAATAAACGCATCGGGTCGCTTCCTTTGGTAGTGGTCAAAATAGTTCCGATACATTGACGTATGTCGTCAATACCTTCGACAACTTGCCCAATCATTTGATTAGATAATTGCCAGTTGGTTGCTTTTATGTCCTCTAATTTCGTTGCCATTATGGTATTGGTGTACTCGTTGGATTTCCGTTGGTTGTACTTGTATGCCTGTGCGTTTTCAAGGAAACTGCGCCTGCTTGAACGTCTCCAGTCGCTTTTAAATCTCCTGATATTGCACCACCTCCAGGAGACGTAATAGTGCCTCCAACGGTTAACGCTCCTGAAATCGCAACTGCACCAGTTAATTGAATCGCTGGAGCTTGTATTTTTGCTAATGCTGTGGCTGTAACCGTGGCGTTCAATGCGTTTACTTTAACTTCTCCAGCAGTACTGTTAATGTTTATTTCAGTGTCAGCAGAAATGTTTATTTTTCCTTTGATATCCAACGTGTATTCGTGTGAATTTCGATCATATTCAACAACTGAATCATCATCAAATTTTACTCTAAAAACACCGTCACCACCATTATTTGGAGGCGTTTTATCGTTGAATAACGCTCCTAAAATTACGCCCTCTTCTGAATTTTCATCCATTAAACAAGCAACTTGCTCATTTACTGAAAATGTATGCGAGAAATTATCTTTAATCGCTCCCATCGTTAGGAATTGCAACCAATCTGAAACAACACCATCATCAGTAAATGTTACACGGGCGTAACCCTTAGCGGGGTAAACTTCGGTTATGTTTCCAAATCTTAGCATTTTTCAAAGATAAATAAATTATTGTATTTTAGTTGGATTTCCGTAAGGATATTTATTATCAGGAAATTTAAAATTTAGAACCGCAACATTATTCGATTGTTGTTTTTTCTTTGTCTTGGTAATTTGTTCAGATTTGGCAGGCAAATTCAAGCGTTTTATTTCTAATCCAACCGTATAGCCGCTTGATTTGTCGATTTTATGGGAACTGGATTTTATATGGTATTTTCCCGATAATTTCCCAAGTCCTGTTAACTGAAAATTATTGCCTGCAATTGCCAAAGTCGTTCCCTGCATTTCAATGTTTCCTTCCATTTGATTTCCTGCCGAAAGATGCATTATAGCCTTGGCTTTCGCCTCTGCTTGCTGTTTATTTTCGGCTTTCGTATGCGTAACGCCTTCATCTTGATTAACAGGTGTATCACTTGAATAACCTTGCTCTTGCTTGTATTTTTCAAAATCCAGATTAGCCACTACTGGCTCATTCTTTTTTGCTGATTTTGACTTAACCGAAGCATTTTTAATCATTCCGTCTGCCTTGTCTTTCAATGAATAACTTGAAATTCCAGATTTGTCAACTGAAAAACTAATGCTTCGTTTTTCTACATCATAAATTGAAGTGAATGTGATAACATTTTCACGCACAGCGAATAAAACACCGTACTCCTGAGAAATTCGCTTTAAAAACGCCAAATCCGTTTCTTTGTTTTGTGTAATTCTGCCAAAAGTAATATCCGGAATAGTTCCTTGAATTGTCAGATTGTTTTTTGAAGCTACTTTTTCGGCAATTTGCTTTAAAGTTTTACTTTCATGAGCATCTGATTTTTTAGTTCTCAAAGAATTCACGATTCCAGTTGCCATGCCTCGAATAGTTACCACGTCAGGCGGACCAGAAAGCTGTATTTCGTCAATTTCGAAAACACCACATTTAAGATTTTCGATTGTAACGGTTAATTTTGCGCCCTTTTCTGGGTACCACGAATTTTGCCAACGCAAATCCACGTCCTCAACTTCAATTTCTATTTCGTCACTTTCGCCCTCGGTTTTATCGTTGTACGTAAGAGAAAGCATGTGTTTAGAAATATCGGCTGTGATATTCTTATTATTGTATAAGACGGTAAATTTCGGTATGGATACATTCATTTTTTATCGTTTCCAAGGTGGTAATAATTCGCTATCAATCTGTATATCGCCTTGCTCTAAAATTGGCACAATTACACGTGTTCCGATTTCCAGGATAGGAGAAATTACGATAGTTGGGTTTGCTTCAATTAATCCATTAATCAAAGTTGCGTCACCATAAGCCTTAAATGCTATCGTATCCCATCTGTCGCCTTGTTTTGCCACGTATTCTACAAAATTAGCCATTATATTCTACGGATTATAGAGTTATTGGAAATATCTAAGTTTGTTGAATTCAAATTTACAACCGACCCGTTTAATTGCTGATTCAGGATTTTGAAGCCTTCAATATCTGAAACGGGTAAAACCGCTTTCATATTTTGAACCCTTACATAAACATCATTCAAAGCTACTGGCATATCCTCAGCTAAATCTTGCAACTGTGAAGCGTCCGACAAAATTGACTGAACTTTCGTTATACTGCCTTCAATATCAGTAAGTGATTTACTTATTTTTCCACTCCAATATTCTGAACGGATTGGAACTGCTGCTATATTTGCTGTATAAATATTCGTTACCGTTGCCGATGTTTGAATATTTGAAATCTCGGTGCTTATAGTCATTCCCTGTGATAGTTTTGGAGGCAAAACTGAACGTACATTTGAATTTCTTTGAGAAGTTGCAAATGCTAAATTAATAGCTTGCAGTTCAGCTTCTCGCAATGGGTCATCTGAAAAACTTTCCAGTAATTCAATATTCAAAGTAACTTCGATTAAATTACCCAACGGATCAGTAAACGAATTTGATTGCGAAAAATTAGGAATCACAAAAAAGCCTAAAACACGCCCGTTACCTAAAATTAAAGGTAAAATTTCCCTATTTTGCATCGCTAAACGCAAAGTTTCAATGTCGGCTTCTGGGTTAGTAAATTCGGAATGCAAATACATTCCAAACGAAATACTATCGAGATTGTCACCAACGGACTGCAAACGAGGTTTTCCATTAATTAATTCATGTTGGGCGTAGTTTACACCTCGCTCATGTGAGAAGCTGGAAAAGCCTTTCAGTCCTTCGAAACGTATATTTCCTAATTGGGCGTACATTTAAAATATTTTTTTTGTAAATATAACTAAATTTTAAATATGATTTTAATAAAAAACCTCCAATTAAGGAGGTTTTAAAACTAGTCTTTTACTACTGTTAATCCTGTAAAAAATTTATTTCGTACAGTTTGCCAAAATCTTCTTCCTAGATTAATTTTTGGTTTTCCAAACAAATAAGGATTGTCTTTTGTAATTGGATTTACTAAAATTCCATTTTCGTACTGCTTAACGTAAGGTTTGTTGTTCTGAATCATTTTGATAAGTTTTAATCATTAATAATAAGCAAATTTAAACATTATTTTTAAATAAACAAATTTTAATAAGCTAATCTTGCTTTTCTTTGCATTTGTGCCTCAATTTGTCTGATCAATTCAGGAATCAATGCTTTTACTTGTCCTGCTACATCGCCAGAACCACCGTGAATTACGGGTGCAAACGTTACTGAAACCGTTGAATTTCCACCGCCACCGCCACGGCTTGCGGTTGGTTTTATTGAAGAACCCATTCCTTTTGAAGCCCCGACAACTTTATCTTGTCCTTTTTTGATTCCGTTGTGCGCTCCTTCGGTTATATTTACGCCATAATCCATAAATACTTTTGAAGGCGAAGCGATACCAAGAACCGTTTTGAAAGCGGTTGCTATACCTTTTCCAATTCCTTTTACAAAATCAAATAATGCCATTGCTTTGGATTTTATCCCGTTCCATAAGCCGTTGATTATATCAGCTCCAATGTTTTTAAATTTATCCGGAACCGCTTTCCAAGCCATAATTATCCAACCGATCGGGCCAAGAAACAATAAACCCCATTTTTTAATGAAATCCAAAGCTTTAAAGAATATCGCTTTAATTCCATCCCATAATCCTGCGAAGAATTTTTTAATCGGTTCCCAATATTTTATAATCAGGAATGCAGCCACGGCAATTGCAGCCACAACCCAAAATATAGGAGAAGTTAAAAACGCCAGGTTAGCGGCTTTTAAAGCAGCTGATAAAATACCTATCCCGGTAGCTCCTGACATTGCGGAAAACGCCATAGCGGTTTGAACTGCTGTAACGGTAATCATTAATGCACGATAAGCATTTATTACGGCCATACCTGCTGAAATTACTTTAAATATTCCACCAAAAGCAAACGAGGCAGCAGCAATAGCAAAACTTAAAGCCATAGCAGCAGCAGCAGCTTTTAAAATAGTTTCTGTTAATCGTGGATTTCTACTCACCCATGCCGAAATTCTATCAACTACAGGTGTTACTTGATTCATTAATTCTTTTAGCCTCGGCAACATTGTGGTTCCGATTTTTGAAGCTGTCATAACAACGCCATCACGCAGAGTAGAAAGCATTCCTTTAACGGATTTGGATTGCGCCTCGATACCACCAGCAAATTTAACATTGCCTACAAATTTAAGATACTGTTCGATTTCTTTAGCATTTTTACCGACCGTGGTTTTTACGCCTTGAAAGGTAAACGTGACGTTATCACCTTCCGATTTGGCTTTTATTCCAAATTCTTTTAAACGCTCAAATTCACCTGTGGCAGCATCCGCAACAGCCTCAACCATATCGTTGAGAGATTTACCCATTGCTGAAGCGGTATTCCCGTATGCGGTCAAAGCTTCTTGCGACGGATCAAGCCCCATATTTTTAAGCTTGATAAATCCAGTCATTACTTCCTCCAATCCGTAAGGAGTAGCCGAAGCGAATTTATTAATTGCATCGAATGCAGCTCTAGCTTCTTTTTGATTTCCCTGAAAAGAAGTTTGTAAAGCAATATTCATGCTTTCCATATCAGCAGCAGCCTTCAAAGGTAAAGCCAAAGCAGCTCCAATACCTATACCGATAGCACCAGCGGTTCTACCTGCTGAAAATGCCCTGTCTCCACGCTCTGACATTGCCATTATTTGGCGTTGTCGTGCAGCAGCAGCAGCGATAATACGAGTTGCTTCGTCTTTGGCCGTTAAGAGTAAAGCAACCTCAAATGTTTTTTTTGCCATAATTTATTTATATAAAAAAACCGCAACCGATAACGGTGCGGTTTTATATTAATTTTCGGGTTGTGGGTTCATTTTTTCATGCAATTTCAGTGCTTCTACAAACCAATAATGAACGTCGTTTCCATCCATTTCAAATAAAATATTTAACGGTGTTCCTGAGAAATGTGCCAGAAATATTAATTGTTCTGGCGTTACACAAAAAGCTTGTTAATCGGTGTCATTATTTTTAAATAATCTACTCCATCCATTTCGTCAAATTCGTCTTTAAATACCGGTTTTCCGTCGATTTCTACAAGGATGGAAGCCAAGCATTCCGTCATATCTGAACCGTCTGAATTCATAAGCCTTTGAGCTTGCTGAACGTGTTTTCCCTTGAAGCGTTTTATAACGCATTTTTTACCACTTGGTAATTCAAATTCTTGGTAAACGTTTCTTTCCTCTGCACTTATAGCGTTTGGATTTTTTGACGGTAATGTTTTTTTGTCTAAACCTCTTAGGGCTTTAATTGTTGTGTTTTCTGCCATTTTTGATAAGTTTTAAGTTATTATTTTAAAACGTAAATATAATAAAAAAACCGATACAATAACGTATCGGTTCATTTCTCCTTTCTTTTAAATTATTAACCTCCTATATTCGCTCTGTAAGTTGCAAAAATATCAACTCCATCAACTGAATAAATGTTTGCCAATGCGTCGTAATCAACAACCTCCTGACCGTCAATTTCTAGCTTATAAGCTGTACACGTAAGTTTCGAAGTCGCTTCCACGTTGTCGTGTTGCTTATAGTTTCCGGCAGGGAAATTCTTTGTTTGAACAGTCAGATAAGCTACACAAGGAACTTCTGCAACCAAACCGTTAGAATCGTGAGTTTCTAAAGAACTACGGATTTGCAATTTCATTGCCTTTCGTGGATCAGCAAACTTTTTCAAAACATCAGCGTAAAACGCATTCCATTTTATTGTTGCCTCCAATTTGTCAATTCCGGAAAACAATTCGAATTTACCAATCATACCAAGTGCCTTATGCTCAGAAAGCATAAATGTAATATCTGGTAAATTTACCTCTTCAGCTTTTCCAAGCTGTGACTGTCCATCAACGTACACGTTGGCGTTAGTCAATCTATTTACTTGTATCTGCGGCATGATTAAACGATTTGAGTTAATAAGTTAATATCCAAATATGATTTGAATGTAATTCTTTCGGCCGGTGTTGGTCCCATAAATACAAGATCAAAAGTTACGTGTCCGGCAGCTAATTCTTCAGCAGGATTATCAGCAGGATTGTAAACACATTTTGAACCTGATAAAACAGCGCCACGACCAATTAAAGTCCTGAAAAAACCGTTTGCTGTATCTCTGATTGCGTCTATTGTAGCTTGATTAATCGGGCGGTCAATAAATGGAAGCATAGCTTGTTCCAAAGATTCGTGAACAATATCCGCAATCCTACGAATTGGAATAAAGTTTTTGGGGTCTGTATTTGTTGGAAATGCAGCTGATCTATTACCCCAAGTTCTTGTTCCTGTTCCGTAACCTGTGAAAGTAGTTGTGATACCTTTTTCATTCAATAAATTAGCTTCTGTAGAAGCATCATTAACCGAAGCGGTAACAATGTACTCAGTCCCTACAATCCCCTGAATGGCATGATTTGATGGTGATACCCAGTAACCTTCGTTTAAGTCTGTGTTAGCAATAACGCCAGCCATAAATTGAGAATAAGGAGCGTTAACATTCGAATCCGAATCAGCGTCATAAACTTTCAAATGAGGACAAAGCAAATAAGCTCTGTAGCTATCTGTTTTAAAATTTATTGTACTTGCTGGACCACGCCCTGCAATGGCTTGCGAAACTGTAGTTGTTACAGGCGCATCAATCAATGCAATGGCTCGGTATTTTTCAGCTAAAGCAATAAATTCAGTTGCCACGGCTACCAGTTCAATGTAAACAGGTGCGATTAATATTTTTGGAGTAAAACCAAAAGTATTAAATACCAATTCTAAACATTTTGATCCAGTACGGACACCAGCGGTATTTGTACCGATAATTTGAGACGAAGTAATTGTGCCTGTGTCTAAAATTTTGAAAGTGAATTTCAAAAGCAAGTTTTCAGCAGCTACAGCAGATAAGGCTGTAAAATTACCGAAAGCATCAATAGTGTAATCAACGCCTGCAACACCAGTAAATGGAGTTGTACCGTCTGTTAAAAATATACCAACCGTACCAATAGGAGCAGCAGATAATTTTAATTTACCATTAGTGATTGTTTGAGACTCCAAAGTAACTTGCTCGGTATTGGTTATGCTATCGAAAGTGTTTACAACAATTACCGTTGCTGGTCCTTGCTTAAAAATAGCGTCCAAAGCTTGTGGAATTGTAAAACCTGGCAATTGTTGTCCAAACTGGACAGCATCGTTTGGTGACAGAACCAAAATAGGTTCGTTTGCAGTTCCAATTGGAGCAAGTCCAACCAGCGCAATAACCGAGGATTTAACAACCTGAACAGGTCGTGCGCCTTGGTCAATTTCTATGGTTTCGACACCATGTAAATAGTTAGCTGCCATATTTGTTTTTTAATTAATTAAATTATTTTTTTTATTATTCTGGAATTTCAATAACATTGATTTCTCCATCTGGTTCGTCTATTGTGGTTATTTTTTTAAGAATCAAAGTTAAATCTTCTGTAAAATCCTCAACATGTACTGCTGTAGTTTGAAAAATTACGTTGTAATTCCACATGTTATTTATTTTTTCAGCGTTTTCACCTCCGATTGTATGATGCTTGGTAACTTGCATTCGTCTGCATCCTTGTGGTTGAAAACCTGTAAGTGCTTTTTTCAAAACACTAGCCAAATTATAAACTCCTAAGTTTCCACGCAAAAATGTACTTTCAATTAAAACCTGTATAAAAACCTTTTCTTCTTGTGAAATTTGAGCAGTACTTAACGGACTTGCGTATTCAGAACCTGCATAAATTACGGTGAACTTTGCTTTTGTAGGCAATGGCAATTTTCGATCAGCCTCCAATTCAGGAAGTTTTTCGACTGTGACACCAACCGTTGCAAACGGTGTTAATCTAGCCACGATTTCGTTTTCTAAAGCCTCGTAATCCATTTTATTAAGGTGTTGCGTGTCTCAGTCTTGCTATAAAAGTTTCACCGTCGTATTTTGTTTTAACCTCAACTACTGCAAAATATCCAATACCTTCAATTGTAACGTGTTCCAGATTTCCTGTATCAACTCTAGTTTTTAAATTTTCAAAGAATCCAGCTCGATATTCCATAAATGGTTCATCTGGATTCCAAGAGTCTATTCCTGAAAGTTCTTGTTTTTCGCTTGGATCTTTATATCCAACTCTAGCCGAAAATGCATCTGACTCACTTATCCAAGTAGCATTGTACCCCATTGTGTCAACAACAACGTCGAAAGCCTGTTTCTTAAGCGAGTCAAATATATTCATTTTATCGTGCTAAAAGTACGTTTACAGTAGCATCACCAGTCAATGCAGACGTATGAGCGTAGCCCAAAAATACGTTTGTCGAAACAGTAGTTGTAGCAACTCCAGCAGCAACGTATAATTTAGCTCCTTGAGCAATAACAGAAGCATCTTTTCCGACATTGTAAACGCCTTCAAGATTTACAACTACAACGTCTCCTGTTTCGTAAGTACCTGCTGAAATACCAGCAGTAGCTCCAACAGTAACAATAGAACCAGAAGCAACTTCGTCCCCAGCAATAACTTCAATCGAGCATCCTTTTTGAATGTAATTTTTCATTTTTTATATTTTAGAAATTAATCGTTGTTTTAAAATAAGGAGGCGATAATAAAACCGCCCCGAATTTATTTCACTATGCTGGTGCAGCACCTGCATTTTTGTACATTCCTCTCCAGTCGATTGCTTTAGTTCCAAAAACCATTCTAGCTTTAATTTGCAAAGCATCAACGTCAAAACCTTCTTTTTGCTCGATGAAAAGTTCTTCTTCACCGTCCAAAAACGCATATTCAACAGTATCTATCATTGCTGGATCAGCAACCAAGAACCAAGAATAATCTGTGATACGTGGTTCGACAATTACCATTAATCCAGTGATTGCGGCAACTGAAATATCTCCTTGCTTAGTAGGTACATAATTAGTTGAAGTCAATTTTCTGGCAATCAGTTCATTTTTTGGACCAACAATTAAATGTTGAGGCGAAATGTTCAAGAAATCGCCTTCAATTGATTTTTGATTTCTGAACAATTGGAAAGCAACGTCTAAACTGGTTTCTGACAAGGCTGTACCTGTAGAAGTGTAGTTTTTGTGAGTTGCCACATTCCACAATGCGATAGTATCGCCCATTGTTGGATTTCCTGTAAGGATTCCGTAAACCAAATCAGATTGCTTTTGAGCAGCTTTCATTGCAAATGCTTGAGGAATTCTAGTGAATGCGCTCAAATCATCGTTAATAATTGCTTCCCAAGAAACGCCTACAATTTTACCAAATTTGGCAAGTTTGTATTTTTCAGAAGCTTCCGAAAGTGTACCTGCTTTGTATTCTCCTAATTCTTGAACTTCATCAAAATTTCCAATCAATCCAGATAACTGAACTCTTGTAATTTCTCTAAAATCTGGCATGGTTGAACGTCTGGCCCAAGCTTCAAATGTTCTTGGATACAATGCGTATTGCGCTCTTAATGTTCTGGTAAATGAATCTACCAATAACAATGGAAAATCACTTGTGTGATGCGCTCCACGGACTTTTGCGCCTAAAGCACCTTTCGCAATTTCTCTTGGGGATAAACCACGAACATTTAAGCCTGATCTTACAAGGGATTCTTCAGCAAGTCTTAACAAAGACATTCCTCTAAAATCTTGTGCAGCTCTTACGTTTTCTTCGCCCATAACTTGCGCAGCGTTTGGCGTAATTCTCAACACTAATGCGTTGGTCATTGCCGAACGTGTTTTTTCCGCATCATCTTGTACTTGTTGCACAGTTGGATTTGGATTTACAGGTTGTAATTTTTCCCATTCAACTAAGGCACGTTGTCCAGCAGTTGCGAGGTCTATATTTTCTTCAATCAAAGCATCGGCAACAGATTGTGCAAGCCCTAAAGCTCTACAATGCGAGTTGATACCTTTGATTCTAGCACGCTCACCAGCCGCAGCCTCTGAACGTGTTTGTTCCAAGTTCGGAACTTCCGCAGTCGGTGCTGGCGGTTGATTTACCTCTGGCATATCGTTCGTATTTAAATTAGTATTATTTTCTTCTTCAACTTTCTTTTCTTCAATAACAGGAATAGTTGCAGGTATTTCTTCGCTGATAACAACCTCGTTAGTCTTTTCTTCTGAGCGTACACGGCTGTTAACATCTGCCTGTACAGGAGTGAATGAAATTTCAGTTGCTTCCCATTTTGTGGCTCTATATAGCGGTGTTTTTCCTTCCGCTCTAGTAACTTGATATTCGTAAACATTATATCCTACAGATACGCCTGTTACAATCTTATCACGAACTTTTTCCATTAATCTAGTATCGCTGTCAGAGTTTCCAAAACGAATTTTTGCAACCCCAGCTCCATTTTCAAAACGAGCATCAGATGTAACTCCAACAACACATTCTTCTGTTTTGCCGTAACGATTATGATTGTCTAAAGCAGGCGCACCGTTGTTAAGCCGTTTTAAATCTCCGTTTTCTGGCATACAGATTAAAACTTCGTCAACCATTTCGTAAGCATCCCAATCAAATGTTCTCACAGCCGTTTCAGTTGCGAAAATGACCTCTACGGTTCTATCGGCTTCGTTAAAACTGTCCGCTTTAAACTCTGCACGTGTACGCTGATTAGGCAATTGTCTAGTTTCTTTTTTAATTTCTGGCATAATATACTATTATTTTACAAATATATAATTTTTTTGAATTATACAACGATTTTTACATTTATTTTTTAAGCCTCGAAATCCGAATTATCTTTAGCGACCGCTAATGTAATTGGTCGTCTAAATCCATTATCTTCTTTCCATGCTTGAATAACAGATTCTGACATTTCAGGGAATGCAGCTAATGATCTGAAATATGCTTCGTCTTCATTTGTAGGCGTTATAGTTCCCGCACGAACACCGACGCCGTAAGCGTCAAGAACTCGTTTTAAATTTTCTGGATTCAGTTTTTCGGAACCGTCTGGAGTCTCCAATGTGTCAGCAACTTCTTTTTCAAGAATCCACTCAACATTTATTCCAGCGTCTTCAAACATTTTCTTATCAACTTTCATTTGCTCCAAAAGAGTATCAGGATTATAACCTCTACGCTTGCAAGCTTCTGTCCACGAAACCAAACCTGATTTTAATTCTAAAATTAAACCGTTCATTTCTTTAACCGGATCAATCATTTCACGTCCTTGTGGTGTCCATTCTGCACCTGCGCTTTTAGAAACAATCATTTTTATTTTCAAACCTTCAATAAACCAACCCCAAATTTTGTCGCAAAACTGAGGGATAAACATGTTATACTGCCAGTCTTCAATCTGTCTTTGCGCTTCAATCCAACCCATACGGCCACTGGAAAAGTTAACATTTCCCATATCGCCAGTAAGTTGTTCGTACGTAATTCCGTAACCAGCAGCGTTTTCTTGTTGGTTTTTAGAAACATATTCCGAAAAACTTGAAGGCGTTGGCGGATTGTTGAAAGTTACAGTTTCGCCAGGAGCAAGTCTTTCAATTATTCCAGGTTCCATTCTGTCAATAACTTGATTATCTACAGTTTCAAACCCGTCTGCACTTTCCTGCTTAGTGGTAAATGCCACGTGACAAGCTGCTACTTTTTGAAGCATCAATTGAGCGTCTTTATAATCAGCAAGGTCTCGCATTGATAACATCGTAGCTGTACCAAACGGAACGCCTCGCACTTGCTCTGGAAATTCTTTGTAAAACACATGAATCATATCATCTGAACTAACGAACTTAGGCGCTAACTTCATTGTATATTCATTGTTAGGATTGTGATCAAAAACCCAATACCCAACACGCTTACCTTGTGAATTAAATTCAACACCCTGTACTACGTAGTTTCCAGCACGCTCAGAAATCATATACGAGTTCTTAGTATGGTCAACCATGTGAGGTGCTAACACCTGCAATTTAATAGGGTGTCTGGAGTTTGAATCCCTACGCTTCAAAATAAAAATTTCACCCTGTATAGCGATATTACGCATAGATAACGACTGCAAACCATATTGAGTAAAAAACCCATCGAAATCGCATTCAGTTGTTTCTGCCCATGCTTTCCATTCATCCTTTATCCTTTGGATTTCATTTTTAGATAAATTAGCATCTGATTTTACAGGTGTTGGCATGATACCAGTACCAACAACATTATTTTGAATAGTACGAATAGCTTTAAAAACAGAAGCGTTATTTTTATATCCATCAACGGAACGATCACGCAATGTTTTTAATGATTTCTGAATATCGCTGTTTGCGTTTTCAGAAGTATTGTAAGATGTCCATCCGTCACCTCTACGTCCTTTGGTTGCGCCTTCATAAGAACGGATACCTGAGTTTATTGTTTTTTCAATAGCGCGAAATTTAGCACGTTCAGCACCTACTTTTGGACTTATGATTGAAATCGTCTTGTCTATTATATTCATAATTTACTGGTAGTTATCATTTAAATTATCGGCATCTATTAGTTCCCTTCGAAAAACTGGCAAATTTTCGACCGTTATTCGTGTTTTGTTCTGGAAATAAACAGTTTTTCATCATAGTTTGAATACGAATCATTTCATCTAATGAGCGATATTTTACAGTTTTATCTCCATACTGAACTTCTAACGCACCAGAAACTATAGCATCACTTAAAGTTTGATATTGTATTAAAGTATATTGAGTGCAAGCCATAACGAAAATTTTTGTAAATATATAAAAAAACCTTGATAAAATAATGTTGCTAATAAATATTACCAATACCCGCTATTTTTTTTCTTTTTATTTTCAACAGGCTTTGGTTTGTCTGCAATTTTTACCACCTCAACGGTGCTTTGTGACTTTATTTTTTCCCAAGTATCATCCTTAAATCTATCGATTCCGATGATATAAGCAGCTGCACGGGCATAGTTCCTAACGTCTAACGCTTCATTTCTTGCGCCTGATTTTTTTGTCCATTGGTATTCTGCAAACCCTTTTTTGTTGATAACCTGAACTTGCTGTTCGGCAGTAAGCATATTGAAATAATGCCTGTCATATTGTGGAAAGTGACAATAGCCCTCCGGATAAATTTCTTGCAATCCGTTTTCGCCTTCAATTTCAGTAGGTTTTAATTTTAAAAAGCCATACAATTCGGATTTTAATAATCCTGTTCCAAGATACCAAATCTTACGGCTTTCTATTTTTTTACCACTACGTGCCACGTTATATGCTCTTGGAGGCGAAACCATAACATCTTTTACAGAATCACGCCCCATTATTGGTACTACTTTTGAATATGGAAATTTGGAGGTAAAATCGTAAACAGTTGAGGTTTTATAGCCAGCATCAACGCAAGTTAAGTTTATAGACATCATATTGTGTCCACACTCATACTGCTTTGTAATTTGATTTGACAACTTTTCCCAAACTTCCGCTTTTGAAGTATCACCAACAAAAACAAAATATTCGATTGACCACGTTTCACGACCACGACCCCAGCCAACAACTTCGCCTTCGATACGGTCGCCTTGAATATCCACGCCCATAGTCAAAAAGTAAACTCCTTCCGGAATGGTTCCGATTTCGTATGACTCCCTACGGTTGTATAGATTTTCAGAATCAGGAGCATCGCCTTTAATTTTAAATGTTTCTCCTAAGACAGTGTTTACAAACGTGCGATACTTGTTTACATCGTTTTTTACTTTTAAATAATCGCGAACAACTTCTTCCCATGAATAAAAACCAGCAGGAGAATACAGACTTGAAAGGTGATAACTGTATTTTCTTGGGTTGTTTGAAACGGCTGTAGGAATCCATTCTGCAAATCCACCGTGGTTTTTTTCTGCAAGCATTGCAGTTTTGTGGCGTTCCTCATGTAAAAATCCACAATTAGGACACGCCATGCGCGTGGTTTCCGGTTTTAGTTCGTCATAAGTCAAGTATTCAAATTTCAGTGCAAATAAATCCAAACAGCCTTGACATTGCACGTTGTAGTATCTTTGATCTCCGTCCAAAAATTCGGCCCAAATAACTGATTCGCCTTCATTAGTTGGTGTGCTGGCCAAAAATAGTTTTCGATTTTGAAACGTTCTTGCTCTGGCCCGTGCTAAATCTACAGGAGAACCTTCTTGTCCTGCCGACAATGGGTAACGGTCAACTTCATCTAACATTATTTTTGCTGCCGGAGTACTCGACAATCCAACTGGACTATTTGCCCCAATCATTAACAATACACCGCCCGGAAACGATTTAGATGTGATTGTATTTTCAGCATCTTTCGAACCGACTTGTTTTATTTTTGAGTTCAAAGACGGTGCGGCATCAATCATTGGCTTAATTCTGGTCCTTGAATTTTTTTTGATAGCTTCATCGGTTGGCATAACCAGTAATATAATTGACGGGTTCATATCGATTGAGTACCCAACAAAATTATTCATAGTTTCCGTTGCGCCAACCTGTGCGCCTTTTGCAAAAACAATTTCCTGAGCATGGGAAGTTTTTCCAAGGTGGTCCTGAATTTCTCTAAGAAACGGAGTTCGCTCTACTCTATACCTTCCAGGTTCAGCAGACGAAACCGAAGTAAGAAATCTGTTTTGGTTAGCCCACTCCGACACCGTTAAGTTTGGAATTGGACGTAATCCGTTCGCGAAAGGTTTTCGAATTAAATTTTCTTCATTTATCATTTCAGATCACGGGTATTTATATCGGACAATAATTCCAAAGTACTGTGAATTTCGTCTACTAAAATTTTTCTGGCTTCATGCCGTTTTTCAGCCACGGCTAAAATTCTATCTATAATTCGGTCAGGAACACTTTCGAATGCGTTTCTGATTTCTTGTCCATATCCAAACAAAACTGAATTTACTTTATCGATTGGAACTAATTGCCCTTGTTTTTCTTTGTAGGTAATTTGCAGAATCTTTGCCTTCAAAACAGCAGTTACACGTTCGGCTTCTGGTTTATCAATATACCCTTCGAAATCAGCTGAAACAGTTTCGTCATCCAAATCATCAGCTTTAGCACTTGGAAGTTTTTCATGCATTATTTCTTCAACAAACTCTTCGATTGTCTCAGCTTCTTTTTTTTGTTTTTTAGGAACTGGCATTGGTTTGACCGAGACTGGTTTTTTTAAGACTGGTTTTTTTACCTCAACAGGTTTTTCAAACTGATTTAAAAATTCTTTCATAATAGGCTTGCCCCATTCGTTGGAAGCTATTAATGGAAAGTATTTTCCATCAGGAGCTATGCCTTCTAAAATAGAATGCCTATCCCTTGCTTTACGTACAGCTCCTTCTGACTGCCCTGTAAGCCTTGCAAGTTCACGTCCTGAAACTGGTTTGGTTAAATCCATTATTCAGAAATACAATCAAACAGTGGCTCAAGAAACCATCTAGCGATGCAAACGCCAGTGCACCATCCAGAAAAAATAAAGTCACAAAGCACCGTTGAGGTGGTAAAAATTGCAGACAAACCAAAGCCTGTTGAAAATAAAAAGAAAAAAAATAGCGGGTATTGGTAATATTTATTAGCAACATTATTTTATCAAGGTTTTTTTATATATTTACAAAAATTTTCGTTATGGCTTGCACTCAATATACTTTAATACAATATCAAACTTTAAGTGATGCTATAGTTTCTGGTGCGTTAGAAGTTCAGTATGGAGATAAAACTGTAAAATATCGCTCATTAGATGAAATGATTCGTATTCAAACTATGATGAAAAACTGTTTATTTCCAG